ATAACCTAAAACACCACGATCAATAAAGTAGGTTTTATAACCTTCTCGGAACTTTAAACGATTCTCAGGTCGTGTTACACTTACACGTAAGCCTAGGTCAACCTTACGAGTTAACTGAGAATACTCCTGAATACGAGGATCAAGAATACGTAAGTTAAATGCCATTGTGTCGTAGTAAGGTCCAAAGTAAGTACCACTAAGACGACTCTTCATTCGACGTTTTTGTACACCAAACGTTTCAATTGCAAATAATTTATTAACTCGTTTTGTTTCAAGTAGCTTTAAACCTAAATTATACCATTTACGACGATCACCGTTTAAGTTTGCAAGATTATACAAGTCTCGTCCGAGTGCTACCGCAAATTGATCACGATCAGGGCTATCAGCAAGACTTAGTCTATGTGCAAATCTTAAATAAAACTGAGAAAGATCTCTTTCACTTAAACGATTCTTAATGAGTAAAGGTATTTCAAAATCAAATACACCAAGAAGCTCTCTAGCAATTTTGGGAGCAGTCTTGTCTTCCCACTTGTTTCTAGCTATGATATTCTTAAAGAAATTATCATGAAGATCGTCAAGCTGAGTTGGTCCTAAAACAGGATCTATAATTACTATCTAATAGCTTCTTGAGTACATCAGAATCTCTACGAATTTGTGTTTCGATACTATCAGAAATATTCATTACATCAAACTTAATTTGGCCTTGAGAGACTGCTTTGAAGTTTTCCCATACATCTTTATTTTCACGAGCACGCCCGAACGTAATACGAAGATTGTCAGATACAACAGCCCTCTCATTTATACTCATTGTGTTCTCTAAAGAATCAACGAAACCTTTAATAAATTCTTTGTCTCGCGGTAGTAACTTGTCGCTCTCGTCAACCAGACGTAAGGCATTACCAAGAACAGTAGGGTTAGGCTGATATAACCGAATATCTTCATAGCGACCTGTAATAGGATTAAATTTAAGTTGGTCTTCACGTGGTGGCGAAGTAAGAACTCTGCGTTGCATTGCTTTTTTAGTTCCAATCAATGCACCGCGATAGTTAGTTACTGAAAGTGTACCATTAAGCTCTCCTGCTTGAAGAATGTAATAGTCACGAAGCGTTTTTCTCAATTCGTCACTATTAATAAAATCATCAGGCCTAGTAGCACCTAGTCGCATGCCATCAAGCTTTTCTTTAGCGACAGCAAACTTCTTTGTGTCGTTAGGTAAGGCGTAGCCACCGTCAGTCATTTGACGTAATTCACGAATACCGATAGAACGACCTTCAGCATTTGTAAATTTAGAATGATTTACTTCTTTTGATCTTGAATCTGCTGTAAAAGTTCTTGTTGAATTAGCTAATCCACCTACAGCCATTTGTTTTCTGCTTTTTCCAGCTTCAGATAAAGCAATAGCGATAGCTTGTTTAGGATTTTTTACTTTTTTTGAAGATTGACCAATGTTAAGTTCTCCTTTTTTGAACTCTCTCATTACTTTACCAATCTTTTTTTGTGATTTTGTAATTTTCATAACCATGTTTATACTCCTTTTTTATTATTTAACAATAATTATTGTATTTTCTTACCCATATTAGAAAACTGTTGTTTTGCAATAGAAGTTGCAGCTCTTAATTCAGCTAAATCTTCATTTTGTTGCAGTTTTTCTTGTGTATTCATCTGATTCATCATAGCTCTCATCTTATCTAAATTGATTCTCTCCTGACCTTCTTGTTTTTTTCTAGCATTTTCTTGAGCTTGTAAGTCTAACTCTCTAGCTTTTAATGCAGCAATAGGATCATTATCAAATTGAGATGTAATTTTTCTTTCTTCCTTCATAAACTCATCCATCATTTCAGCAATTAAGATTGCTTTTCTTGATTCCAATTTCATTTGGAATTCTTGAACCTGTGCTTGAACTGCTGGATCTTGTAAAGCTTGTGGATTTTGAGATAACATTTGTATCTGTTGTAACTCTTGTGCAAATTCTAACTCAACTTGTTCTAAAGCCATTAAAGAAATATGTTCAAAAATATTTTTCTCTAATGATCCCATTATCATTGGATTATTTTTTGCAATATTAGTGGACATAAAATTTAAATGTGCAGTAACGTGTGCTCTATGATCTTGTCCTCTAAATGCTTGGAATGGTTGTCCACCTAAAGCATCAATGTGTTCCAACGCTGGATCTTTTGGCATTGGTTTTGCAGGTTGTATTAAAATTTTATCAATATCTTTTACTCCTAATGCTTCATACATTTTTCTGTAAATTTCATACAGGTTATGAATTTGTGGATTAGATTGAGCAAGTTGTAATTCAGTTTGTGCTAAACTAATTCTTTGTGATTGTGAAAATATATTTGGATCAGCAACTGGAACGATATCTATTCTATCATCAAAATCCGCTTGCTTAATATTTTTTTCTCCACCCACAACATCGTATGGATATTCTTCAGGTAAATATAATTTAAATACTCTTGATAATAATTTGAATTCTAATTTTAAAGAAGCATATAATCTTTTATGTATAGCAGACATTGTTCTGCTGCCTCTTTCCAGCAAAGCCACGGTCGTGCCCACTGCTGCTTGCTGATTCCCATCCCCTACTTGTATGTCAGCAATTGAAGCAAATCGCTGACCTGCTTGAACCACGACCCCCATTAATGCTAATAAAGTTTGTGAAGGTTCTTTATAAGGCAAAGTCATAAATGAATCTTTGATATTTCCTCCAGGGGCATCTACATCTCTCCATTCTCCAGGTTGAATAGATTGAGCATCATCTCTAATTCTAATACCACGCATTTTAAATCCTGCTGGTAAATTAGATAAAGTTCCTGCATCTAATAACTGTCTTAATGCTTGTGTAGCAGTTCTAGATAAACCACCAATCATATGAATTAAACCAAAACCATAGAATCCAAGTCCTGGTAAAAATTTAAAATGAACAAAATATTGAATTTTATTTTTTTTAGGATCACCTATTTCGTAATTTCTACGAATAGATAAAATTTCACGAGAGCCTTCTTCTATCGTCACGATGTAAGGAAGTTTAATTCCAGTCATTTCCCCATTGGGATCACGATCTTCAAAGCCCTCGAGATCTAAGTTTACATGACACTCTATTAATGTAAAGATATCTTCGTAACCTGATTTTGTAACTCCTTCTAATTCTCTCTCTTTTGATTTTACATCATCTGCTTCTGTAACAGAATCATCACTTGGTAATAAATCTAAATCTCTATAGAAACCTGCAACTTGTTGTTTTCTTAATTCATTTCCAGAAATTTTTAAAACATGCATAATTGCTTCAGCATCATCTAATGATGTTGCTGAATATGGAACAACTAAATCTTCTGCTGGTACAAATTTAGAAACAGCTCTTCCAAGTAAATCATCGTAGTAAACTTTTTTAAATGTAGATCCTGATAATGGTAAGTAAAATAACATTTGATCAAACTCTGGTTCGTATTCTTTCATAACATCCATAATTTGATAATTCATAAAATCTCTAACACGAATAGCTTGATCTTCTTTTTCTCTAGAAGAGTTTCCAATTATTTGAGTTCTAACTGGTCCATCTGATGGTAATAATTCTTTATAAGCTAAAGCTTGAAATTGAGTTACAGCTTCAGCTAAAACTGGATGTGTTGCACTTGATGCTCCTTGAAAGGGTTCTGTTCTTTGTTCATATTTAAATCCAAGTAGATCTAAACCTTGTGTGTAAGCTTGTTCCCAATCTTGTCTTGAACTTTTATACTCTTGAAAATTTTGATAAAGTTCTGAACCTAAAGGTCCTAAAATATTTTCTGGTAATAGCTCTGCTAGATTATCAAAATGGTTTACACTTTCACCTTGATTAAAAGCTCCAGGTTCAAAATTAATTTCAACACCACCATCTTCTGTTGGAGTAATTTCTGTGTTTCCAACATCAGGAATAGATTCTTGAAGTTCTACAGCTTCTTCAGTTGCAGCTTCTGGACCTTCTATTTCGATTTTATTTGTAACTTCGTTTGGAAGTGATTTTTCTATATTTGCCATTTAATTTCTCCGAACTTACTATCTTAACCTTATTATATGAAACATTCAAGCCCTGCGGGGTAGGTCCTGATTTAGGTGGTATAGTTCTTGTTAATCTTTTCATTATATTCCAAAAGAAGAATATGGAAGATTAGCTCTATATCTTGCAACAAGAGCATCTACTAAATTATCACCAGTATATGGATTAATGAGTGGAGCATATTGTGGTAATGTAGTTATTCCACCTCCTCCATCTGGTGACGCTGTTGTTGAAGTTTGCACAGAAGAAGCTTCTTGAGTATCATCACTTGGTCCTGTTACACCTCTATTAGCAGCATCTACTGCTGAAGCAACTGCTTTTGCAGCTAAACCTGCAACTGGTCCAAATGCCATTCCAACCATTGTTGATACAGGATTAGACATAACATTTTGAACAGCCATGTTAGCTACGTTAGCTAAAGTACTCATTACTCCTGAATCAGTATTCGCAGTATTGGCTGCACTAACTCCACCTGTTCCTTCTTCACCACCTGGACCTGATCCAACACCTTCTCCAGATGTACTATCTCCTGATCCTCCAACTCCTGCTGAATCTCCTGTTGCATTACCTGCATCTCCTGCA